ACGCCGATGTCCTCGCGGATCGTCTGAAGTTCCTGCTTCCGCCGCAGATTCAGCAGGCCGAGCAGGCGAAGGAACAGAACCAATCTCCTGAATTGGCGCAGGCGCAGGCCACGATCCAACAACTGACGCAACAGAGTCAGCAGGTTCAGGTCCAGGCGCAGCAGTTGGCGCAGGAGAACCAGGCCCTCAAGACGGACCAGTCTACTCAGATCCAGCTCGCCCAGGCCAAGACGCACGAGGCCGAGATGGGCGCTGAGGTCGATCACGAGAAGGCCCAAGTCGAGATGGCGAAGCTTCAGATCGAGCGCGAGAAGTTGGACATAGAACGCGAGCGATTGGATTTGGAACGGTTGCAGATCGCGGTCGCCGCCAGGCAATCAGCGATGGCACCGACGGTTACGCAGTAAACGCTACCGGCGCGTAGTCCGGGTCAGGGCCCTTCGGGGCCCTTTTTCTTGGGAAATCCATGAGTGAGTTTCAAGCCGAAGTCGCGGCCGGTAATGCCGCGCCCGAGTCCGACCCGCCGCTAACCACGGCACAGCCCGGTGCAACGGACACGCCGGAAACGGTCGAGGAGACCGATGAGCAGAAGAACGCTCGTGAGCTTAACGAACGGCAGGAACGTGCCAAGAAGCGGAATGACGGCATCCAACGTCGATTCGATGAGCTGACGCGCGATAAGTACGCGGAACGCCAAGCCCGTGAAAGGGCCGAGCGTGATGCCGACGAGCTACGCAAACAGTTGACGGGCAGGCAACAGCAGCCCGAGGCGGACGGATCTCCCAAGCGGGAGAGCTTTGCCGACTACGAAGCCTATATCGAGGCGAAAGCCGAGTACAAGGCCGAGCAGAAGGCGAGGGCTGTGTTTGACGAACGGACGAAGGCTTATCAGCAAGCGCAACACAAAGCCCAGGCCATTCATAGAGCGCAGCGCATAGCGCAAGAGTACGGACAGCGGGTGCAGGCGTTTGCGAAGGAGCAACCCGACTTCGCCAATGTCGCAAACGACGACACCGTCCTAAACGACGATGCCATCAGCATTCTCCTGGAGTTGGAGAACGCACCGGCTTTGATCTATGCCTTGCACAAGTCGCCGCAACTGGTTGAACGGCTCAATAGCGCACCTGCGAATAAGCAGGGCGTGATTCTCGGCGAGATCTCCGCGTCGCTCAAGAAGTCTCCTCAAGTGTCGAACGCCCCTGCTGCCGGGGCTCCTGTTGGCGGGAAAGCCTCGCCGACCAAGAGCCTTGCTGACATGGACTACGACGAGTACGTCAAAGCCCGGCGCCGAGGCCAAAAACAGTAGTACGGCCGCGCTAGGCACGGAGACAGTCTATGAGCAACAGCCTTGTCACTCCTGACATGGTCCTCAAGGAGTCGATGAAGATCGCCCATGAAAAGGCGAAGTTCATCGGCACGATCAGCCGTAGCTACGACGACTCTTTCGCCAACGAAGGCGGAAAGATCGGCTCGACGCTGCGGGTCCGTAACCCTAACCAGTACACCGTCTCGACCTCGTCCCGCGTCATGGACGTTCAGGATCAGGCGGAGTCGACTCAGACCATCACGGTCGCGTCGCAATACCACGTTGACATGCGGTTCAACAACGCGGAGCGCGCCCTGTCGATTGACGAGTTCAGCAAGCGCTACATCCAGCCGGCCATGTCGGTCCTGGTCTCCAAGGTTGACGGCGAGTGTCTTCAGACCGCCACCAAGGAAACCTTCAACGTTGCCGGCACCGCCGGTACGGTGGTTGGCGCGGTTTCGTCCGGCTTCTCGGACACGACCGCTCTTGGCATTGCTCGCGCCAAGATCAACCAAGGTCTGGCCCCGGATGGTGACCGTTCGTTGCAGATGGACTCGGTGACGATGGCGTCGGTTGCCAACGGCATGAAGGGTCTGTTCCTGCCGAGCGATCAGGTCGAAAAGGCGTTCAAGGAAGGCTTCATCGCGCGTTCGGCGATGGCGGACTTCTACGAGAACGAGCGGACTTGGGCGATGACCAACGGCGACGACGTTGCCGGCGAGATCGACGAGTCGGCGGCCACGAACTTCGTTGAAGGCTCGACCACGCTGCACATCGATGGTCTTGGCACTGGCAGCATCACCAAGGGCCAGGTCTTTGTCATCGAAGGCATCTACGCGGTCCATCCCGAGACGAAGCAGGTCTACGCGCACCAGCAGCAGTTTGTCGTTACCACGACGGTTGCCATCGGCTCCAACGAGTGCGATGTCACCTTCACCCCGGCCATCTACACGACCGGCGCGAAGCAGAACGTGGCGACGGCGGCGGGTGCGGAGCTGACCTGGACCTACACGGGGCAGGACGGCAAGGATGTCACGTTCTTTGGTTCGGCCAGCGCGGTCTATCGCCAAAACCTGATGTACCACCGCGATGCGTTCACGTTTGTCTCGGCGGACCTTCCGCTGATGGCTGGCGCGGACAAGTGCGTGCGCATGAATAAGGACGGCATCGCGCTTCGCGTGTGGCAGGACGGCGACATTCGCAACGATGAGTTCCTGATGCGTATCGACCTGCTTTGGGGCTTCAAGACGCTTCGCCCCTACTGGTCGTGCCGCGTCTCGAACTAAGGAGATAGACATGGCTGACTACGAACGTTTGGACTACGGCAGCCCGGATGGCGCGCTGCTCGGCGGCGCATCTACGGACAAGATCGGCTTCTACGGCAAGACTCCTGTTGTTCAGGCGGTCTCCGTTACGTCGGTTACGACCACGGGTGCCAGCTCGACGACGAATGCCTACGGCTTCACCACGGCAGCGCAAGGGGATGCGGTTGTTGCGTCCCTGAACGCGGTTATCGTGGCGTTGACGAACCTGGGATTCATCTCGGCGACGTAAGGCAATGCGGCGGGGGCTTCGGCCCCCGCTTCTCTTTGGAGGAATGAGTGGCCGACCACAAGGGCATTACCGGGTACAAAGGCAAGGTAGCAATCTTCACATCGTTCTATTCCTACTTCGCATTTGCCCCGTACACGATTTCATTGGCTCGCACGCTTGGGCTTCTGTCCAAGCTTGGGATCGAATGGGATTACCTGGCACGGCCTGCCGACTTCCACATCGAGCGGGCGATCAATAACACGCTCTCTGAAGTCATGGAGCGTGACGACTTCACCGATGTCCTTCTGATCGATTCCGACGAGAGTTGGAAGGCGGAGGACGTGGTGAGGCTCCTGCTGTATCCGCAGGAGATCGTCGGCGCGACCTACATCATGAAGAACACCGAGGAGAACTACGTCGGGTCGCTTGTCCATAGGGACGGAATCCCCGTGGGGTTGATGCAGTCGGACGGAACGGCCTTGTTGCAGGCCAATCGGGTCGCGGCTGGCTTCATGCGAATCAAGGTATCAGCTCTGAAGAAATGGGCCGCAGCTTATCCCGACCTCATCTCTACCGAGCCTGACGGGGTGAAGCACCAGTTCTTCTCGCGGATGATCGATGTAGACGAAGGTAGTGGTAACAGAATGACCTTCTGTCAGGACATGGCCTTCTCTAAGCGCTGGTTGGATATTGGCGGGGAGATGTGGATCGATCCGAACATCCACATCGGCCATTGGTGGATCACGAACCATCAGGGTGATTTCGATAAGCACCTGAGAAGCCGTAAGGCCGAGCAAGACGCCTTCGCTATCGTGGAACAAATGGCGAAGGACCGTGCTTAAGGTCCTGGTCCCTGACGTTCCGACGGCCGACGAGATCCTGCCCTACCTTCGTCGGATCGATGAGAACAAGTGGTACACGAACACCGGGCCTTTGGTTCAGGAATTGGAAACGCGGCTCGGCGGCGTCACGGTCTCCTCTGCCACCCTGGGCCTAGAATTGGCCGCGCAGTGCGTATTCCGTAGCCGTCGGGTCCGCGTCCCCGCATTCACCTTCGCTGCATCTGTCACCGCTCTGATAAGGGCCGGTTTCGAGCCCGTCTTGTGTGATGTGGGCGAGGATTGGAGTCTTGTAGACCCTGACGAGCAGAGTCTTAACGTCTGCCCATTCGGCGCTCCCGTTAACGGCGGTGGTCTGATCGACGCTGCGAGTGCGTGGGGCAATCAGAAACACGGGGTCAGGGTCTTTAGCCTGCACGCGACCAAGAGCCTGCCAGCGGGTGAGGGCGGGCTTGTCTGTGGTCCGCCTGAGTTATTGGAGCGCATCAGGAAGCTCGCCAACTTCGGGCTTGATCCGACCGCGTTCGCTCACGGGATCGTGACTGATCCGGGGACGAATGCAAAGCTTTCGGAGTATCACGCCGCGGTTGCTCTTGCGAGCCTGGAGCGTTCCCCGTGGTGGCGCGTTGAGTTGGATGCGGCGTATCAGGAGCGACTGTCGGACCTGAGACTTCAGCCTAGACCCGCCGGGGTCTATACGACGTTCCCCATCCGGGTTTGGAATGCGGACCGCGTTGCTGCCGACATGGCCTCTCGCGGGATAGAAACCCGTCGCTGGTACACCCCGACGATGGATAGGCACCCGGCCTTCAGGCATCTCAAGGTCGAGGGCGACTTGAGGATGTGCAAGACCCTCAACGAAGAAGTGATCTGCCTCCCGTTTCACAAGGGGGTCATGTCACGGATCAACGAAGTCTGCGAAGTCCTGCGATGGGCGATTACCAGAAACGACAGGGTGCGCTTGTCCACAAGACAGCCAACCTCGTTGGCGATATTTCACTAGGCGAAGGCACGAGGGTTGATGCCTTCGTCACGATGACCGGATGGATAAGGATCGGACGTAACGTCCACATCTCTACCGGCGCCTGCCTTCTTGGTGTTCATGGGGTTGAGATCGGGGACTACTCCGCAATCTCTGCGGGGGTGAAGCTGTTCACCGCCACCGAGGATTTGAGTGGCGAGTGGCTTTGCAATCCCCAAAGCCCGGCAAACAAGCGTAGGCCGATCCAATCCTACGTTCGGGTGGGTAAGCATTGTGTGATCGGGGCGAATAGCGTTGTCCTCCCCGGCGCAGAGTTCCCTGACGGGGCATGTCTTGGTGCGTTAAGCCTCGCCAAGAAGCCCCTACAAAGCTGGTCAATCTACGCGGGCGTCCCTGCGCGGTTTATCCGCGCGCGGTCGCGTCGCGCCCTGGAGCTTGAATGACGACAGCACGAGACATTGTGAACGACGCTGCCGCCGTCATGGGGCTGTACGCCGAGGACACGACTCTATCCGATACGTCAGCGCAGATTATCCTGCGCGACCTCAATCGGATGATCGAGTCGGCCTCCAGGGAGCGACTGATGCTGCACGTCGTCACCCTTGAGAACCTGACGCTTTCGTCGGGCACGGCCAGCTATGCGTCGTCGTTGCTGTCAAGCCGCCCGGCGAGAGTCACGAGCTTTACCACGACACTTTCCGGTACGACCTTCCCCGGCGCGATGATTACCGCCGAGGAGTACGACGAGATCGGCTACAAGGCTGCCGTTGGAACGCCTGAATTCTGCTACGCCTCGATGGCGTATCCGACGGCGACCTTTTACTTCTATCCGACGCCGGATGCTGCGTACACCGCGCATCTTGTGTGCGAACGGCCTCTTGCGTCAACGCTTGCCCTTGCGACTTCGATCTCCATGCCTCCCGGGTATGAACACTGGTTGGTGTCGGAGCTGTCTTTGATCTCCGCGTCCAAGTTCGGCGTTCCCGTGACCGGAGACATGATGCGGACCGCGAGTCAGGCCCGCGCTGCGATCAAGCACGGCAACGCTTCTCCGATTCCGACGCTCGACGTGTCGCTAGGATCTAGCGGCCGGACCAACATCTTCGCGGGCGAGTAGTGCCTAAAGACGGGTCCATCGTCCCTCTTTTCGGAGCGGCGAATAAAGGACTGTCGCCTGTCGTTACGTCTCAGCGCAGGGTCAACCTTTACGTTGAGATGCCGAAGGACCCCGAGAAGGGCCAGATCGCTCTGTATCCGAGGCCCGGCCTTACGTACATGGGAGCTGCCGCTGCCGGCGGCTCTCCAATAACGCGCGGGATGTTTGAGTCCTTCTCGTACACGTCTGCCAGTGACGGCGAGACGGAGTACGGAATCGCAGTCTGCGGCGCGCAGGTGAGCCTTGTTCGTCCCTCAACGGGCCCGGTAAGTTCCGTGGCTGAGATTCTTACGGACACCGGCCCGGTAAGCATTGCCTTGAACCCGACCCAACTAATGATCGTTGACGGTCGAACGGGCTACATCCTCGATCTCACCTCATCGTTTGCAAAGACGACGCTGGAGGGCTTCGCTCCTGCGGCATGGTTTCCTGCCGGCGCTACGACGGTTGCGTTTCTTGCTGGCCGGTTCTTTTGCAACATGCCCGGGACCGGGAAAGTCTTTTACTCGGATCTCAACGATGGCACGACGGGATCGGCGCTCAACTTCTACACGGCAGAAGCCGACCCGGACGACCTGCGGGCGGTGTGGGCCGACCACGGGGAGCTTCACCTGTTCGGGCAGTACACCACTGAATTTTGGGCGCCTGGCTCGGGTACGACGGTTCTTTCACGAGTTGGCGGTGCTGCGCTTGAGTGGGGGTTGGCTGCGGTTCAGTCCCTCAAAAAGACCGATGGCGGCACGCTGTTCGTCGGGCAAAACAGACTAGGGGCTCTTAAGGTCCTGCGGATGCAGGGCTACCAAGCCGCCCCGATCTCGACTCCTGAGATCGAGTGGGAGCTTCAGCAAGTCAACGTCGGCGCTGCGGTTGCGATGACGTTCGCGGTGAACGGGCATACGTTCTACGTGCTGAATTTCCCGGACCGCTCACTAGTCTTTGATGCGACCACGAACACTTGGGATGTCTTTGCAACGGGGGCGAATCAGTCACGATGGATCGGGCAGCACGGAGCCCTGATCGGCAAGACGTTCTTCGTCTCCGACTACCGGAACAGCCGACTCTACAAGCTAGACCCCTCGGTTTACACCGACGGGGGCGAGACGATCATCCGCGAAGTCATCACCCGTCACTCGTTCTCGGACTACGACCGCACCAGCGTTTTCCGTGTCGGCGTGGACTTTGAAACGGGAGTTGGATTGGTGAGCGGCCAAGGTTCGGACCCGCAAGCCATGTTGCAAGTATCCCGCGACAACGGCCGGACCTGGGGAAACGAGATGTGGCGGTCCTTGGGGTCTCTCGGGGAATACATCAAGCATGTCTGGTGGGGGCCGCTTGGTAGGGCGAGGGACTGGCTGTTTCGCATCCGCATCGCTGATCCCGTCAAAGTAGTCATTGCTGGCGGTTCTCTCAAAGTAGGCCCGTGAGTGATCCGACCCCAAGAGATGTTGTCGAACTCGGCAACGTCGGGGGGATTACTCGTGCGATGCGCGAGTGGATGGATCGTGTCGGCCTCACCCTGGGGGACATCTTGGCCTTCCTGACCGCCGACACTCCGAAGGTCTGGTACGCGGGCTACCTGCCGACATCTCAGACCGTGCTTGCGACCGTCGGAGATACCGGAGGTCGGATTACCGAGATCAACCTTGTGAACAACGATTCGGTTTCGTTGACGCCGACGATCAGGGTGGTTCCGTTCGCAAGTGTCGGGGCGCCGACGGCGGGACACAACATCTATGCAAGCGCCTTGCCCGCTGGAGCCTCGGTCTTTATTCCTGTCTACATCGCGGTAGAGGACGGGGACGAGATCAAAGGGGATGACGGGGCCGGAGACGGATCGAAGATTAGTTGTCGTATCAGCGGCGTTGAGTTCCCCGAGACCTGATGGGCGAGAGACTGCCGGCCCAGTTTTTCCCGAGATCGTTAATCACCACAGACAAACTCGCCTCAGTAACGCATACGAATAAGTTTCCCGCTGATCTCAATATCGCGGCGGCGGGTAAGTGGGTCACGGTCCTTCTGACCAACACGTCAGCGGATACGTGGACGCCCCCGGTATTTCCGACGATGTTGTTTGTCACCGCGATCGCTGGTGGCGCGCAGGGTGGCGGTAAGGCTGCGGGAACAACGGCGCGCGGTGGCGGCGGTGGTGGTAGCGGGCATTATTGCTTTCGTCGCCCGATGTGGATAAACGACGGGACGGCGCTCCACTACCAGTGTGGCCCGGGTGGAACTGGCGGGGCGACAACAGGGGTCGCTGGCGCGGCAACGTACTTTGGTAACGACAAGTCTTCAGGTTACGACGGCCCCGGCTACATCTACCTACTGGGCGGGACGGGCGGTCAGGCTGCATCTGTTTCCGATGGCGGCGCTGGTGGCGGGTGGGGTCCGGCCACGGCCCCGACTTCGGTTGCGGCAGCCGCTGGTCATGCATGCCGGTTGCAGATCTATCACTGGAATGGCGCGGCCGGGGGGTGCGGTGGCGAAACGTCAGTCCAGACATCTGGACTTGCTGGCGAATTAGAGGCGATGAAATCCGCTCCGGCCGGAGCGGCTGCTGCCGGCAGCGGCGGTGGTGGGCCCGGTGGCACGGGGTTTGGGCAGGGCGCGGCCGGCACGACTGGTGTTGCCGGAACCGTGGCCGGCATTGCGGGGAGTAGCTACGGTTCCGGCGGAAGCGGCGCGAACGGCGCGGCTGCTGGCGCGCGGGTCGGAGGGGACGGCGCTCAAGGCGCTATCTGGATCGAGTATTGGGACCCGAACGGCGACGCGACGCACGGCTGGATCTATCAGAAGCTCGGCGGCACGGCCGCGACGGATGCAAGCAACTTCACGCCCGCATACGGAACCGCCACTAGCTTGATGCTGCGGTTGTTCGGCGTGGCTGCTGGCGGCTCTGCGGGTGGCCGTAGCAATGCGACGACGAACACGCCGGGCGGTGGCGGAAGCGGGGAATACATCTGCGATTTCCCGTACCAATACATCGGCACGCCGGTTTCGTACTCAATTCCAGGCGAAACGGCGAAACCGGCTGTTGGTGATAACAATGGTGTAGCTGGCGGCACTCTTACTTGGGGCTCTAGCAACATTTCCTTGCTTGGCGGCGCTGGCGGTACGCGGGCCGGCGTGCGAACGGGCGGAGCCGGCGGAGGCAGGAACGGCGGAACTGGCGGACCGGCTGGCGGTGCTGTTGGTGGCGCTGCCGGCATAGCTGTCGCGCCCAACAGCAACCCAGCCGGCATCTGGACCAACGGCGGCAGCGGTGGGGGTGGCGGCAACACTGGGGCGACCAACGGTGGTCACGGCGGCCCTTGCGAGGGGTCGCGCTCTGCGGACGGCGGCCTCGCTGGCGTCGGCCCCGGCTCCCCCGGGGGGGGCGTCTCGTGGATGGGCACGGGAGGACTTGGTTTGAACTACAACGGCGCGGCATCTACCGACGGCAATGATGCGACAGCCCCCGGAGCAGGTGGCGGTGGTTGCGTCGGAGTGAACGGGGTGGCTCGCGCAGGCGGTAAGGGCGGGCCGGGATGTCTCATCGTCATGTACTGGGTCGATTACTGATGCCTACTCCTCTGAAAAACCTTGCGGGGCTTTTCGACTATCAGAGTCAACAGGCACAAGGCCCCATCACGTCCCTCGGTACTGAGCAGCAGGCTTTACTAGAGCAGATTCGTAAGTTCGATCCAAACGCACAGTGGAAGTACAACGACTTTTCGGGATCGAGTAACGAAGGCGGACAAGTAGCGCAGAACACGTATTCCTTGGACTTCGATCAAGGGAAGTTGCCAAACGCTGGCGGTACGCGGACGAATGAAGCGATGCCCGCATTCAACTCTGCCGGCCAAGCGCAAGGCATCCAGAGTCTCAATCCCGGGCAATTCAATGGTCGTTTGTTCAACGACAACGTGGCGTGGGATTCGGACTACGGACGCATCACAGACTCTCGGAACGTGAACGATACGTCGCCGACGGACGCGCTGTATCGCTTGGCCCCCATGCTCATCATGGCGATTGCGACCGCAGGAGCCGGAGCAGGACTTATGGGCGGGCTCGGCGGTGCTGCGACGGCTTCGGGCGGAACCGCTCTGGAGGCTGCGCTCGCTCAGATGATGCCCGGACTACTCCAGTCCGGCGCCAGCGGCGGACTCAACGGGCAGAGCTTGCTCTCGCGCTTCCTCCCCGTCATTGGACAGCAACTCGGCATTCCCTCTTGGGGAACGTCTCTTGGACAGTTGGCACTCGGACAGGTTGGAGGTCGCAATGGCGGCACCTAAGACAAACAAATTCGGTGAGGGCGACTTCTTCGATATTGGCGACCTCGGCGGCGACGACTGGGGCGACATCTTCAACAATTGGGGCGGCGGTGCGGGCGGTGATGGCACCGATGGCTCGTCCGATTTTTGGGGCGACATCTGGAGCAACTGGGGCGGTGGACAGGGCGGTGACGGTACCGATGGTTCTGCCGACTCGGGCAGTAGCGGCCTTCCCGCGTGGCTCGCGCGGATCATCAATCCCAACACGCTAGGTAGCGGCGGCGGATCGGGTGGCGGGTCTGGCGGCGGTTCCGGCGGGGGCATGGGCGGCCTGCTCGGTCAACTGCTTCCCCTGCTCGCCATCGGCGGCGGGGCCCTGTTCCAGCGCAACAACACTCAGCAAGCGACTGACGCGATGCTCGGCGCGAATCGTGACGCGCAGAACTTGATCCAAGGCCAGATGACGGCCGGACAAAACCGCTTCCTCCCGTACACCGATCAAGGTCGTGAGGCCGTGTGGAACATGAACGCCACGGGCGCTCGTCCGCTGGCGGGTAACTACAAGCCGCTCGGCTCCGGCCGCGGTATGTCACTCAGCACTTTGGCGAAGGGGAAATAGCATGGGCATGTACCGCAATCCCGTTAGGAAGCCTCCCGGTGGTGCCCCGCTGTTCCCCGGCCTTACTCCGGTTAACGATCCGGGCAGCATCTTCGACCTAGGCCAGATGCCGGGCCAAGGGCCGAGCCTTGGTGGTCCGATGCCCGGCCCTCAGTTGGGCGGGCAAATGCCGGGCACGCAACCGGGGGGCGCGATGGGCCCGCGATTGGGCGGCCAGATGCCTGGAGCGCAGCCAGGCGGTGTTGCCGAGTGGGGCCAGCAGCCGGGCGTCATGGGTCCGGGGCCGGGCCAGCAGCCGGGCGGATGGGGGCAGATGCCGGGCTTCGATCCCGGCGCAGGTCCGGGTTATCAGCCGCCGCAAAACGATGGCTGGAACTATCAGCCCGGCTCTGGCCCTGGCTTCGATCCTGGAATGTTTGGTCCCGGCCCTGGTTTTGATCCTGGTTATGGTGAGGTTGGGCCGGGATACAACCCCGCGCCAAGCCCGCCCGGAGGCCCTGGCTTCAATCCTGCCCCTGGTCAAGGTCCTGGCATGAGCCCCGCGCCCGGTCTCGGTCGCGCCGGTGGCGGAGCGTCGCTCGGCGATCTCGCGCGCTTCCGTGGCGGTAGGGGGCGCTAATGCCTCTTACCTACACCCGTCCCCGCGGCGAGCGGCCGATCACGCTCGGGAATCTTGCGACGCCAGGAATAACGTCCACCCTGCCGCCGGGCATGGTGTCGGCGAATCGCGGCCCCGGTATTCCCGCATCCACGACGCCGGGAATGAGCGCTGGTTCCGCAACGAATCCGAACCTCGCCCCATACGCAGGTGTACACGGCAACACCCCGACGATTACCGGCGAGCCGCCGCCGGATGACGGCCTATTCACGGCGCCGGTGCGGACCGACAACGATCAGTACGGCGGCGGCGGCGGCGGCGGCGGTGGTGGGATGGGGCGTGCAGGTTACGCGGATCCGAATGGTCAGGGAACCGGACACGCATTCTCTGCCGATCAGCTCGCGCGCATCAATAGCCAAGTCGGGCAAGCCTCCGGCCTGTTCAACAGCAATCCCGCACAGGCGGCGGCGATCCTCGGTTCCGCTGGAGGCGGTCTTGCGACCGCGCGGGATACGGCCTTCGCCGCCCAACACTTCGGCGGCGACATGGGGGCCTATCGTTCGTGGCTCCAGGGTCAACTGACGACGAATCCGCAAGTCCAGTTCAACGGCACGGACTTCAGCGGCAACCACTTCGGCGGGGCTGGAATGCCCGGAGCGGGGAACCCTGCTACCGGAGGCCCTAGCGGCCCCTCTGGCGGCGCTCCTGCGGTTCCGGGTACGCAGCCCCCGGCCACTCTCGGCGGACTCGCTGGCGGGGCGCCTGGATCGGATTCTCCGGGGTACGGGGTGAACGTCCAAGACTTCCTTGATCCGTCCATGCAATTCCGCATGAACGAGGGAATGCGGGCTCTGGAGAACTCTGCGGCGGGTCGTGGCTCTCTCGCGTCGGGAGATACCCTGCGCGCGATCCAAGACTACTCGCAAGGTCTTGCATCAACCGAGTACGGCAATGCATGGAACCGCGCCACGAACAACCGGGACTTCTCGTCCGGCCTTGATCGCTACGACCAACAGTTCAACTACAACGCGGCCGTTGGTGATCGTAACTACGACTATGGCCGACTCCGCGACCTCGCCCAGTTCGGGCTCCAAGCTTCGGGGCAGGAAGCCCAGTCGCAGAACGCGCTCGCGGGAATCCTCGCGTCGATCATGCAAAACGGCGGACAGATCGCGGGCACGGGCCAGATCGGCGCGGGCAATGCGATCAACGGCGGCATCGGCAGCATTCTTAGCTGGCTACTGAGCCAACAGGCTATGGGCGGGGCGACCTAATGCCGATCGATCCTTCTGTCCTCCTCGGGGGTCGTGGGATTCAGCTACCCGATCCCATGCAACTCGCCCAACAACAGATGACGTTGGGCCAGCTCGCGCAGATGAAGCAGATGCGCCAGTACGAAATCGAGAAACGGAAGCGCGATGACGAGGCTGCGGCAGCATACGAGGCCGGCCTTCCTGCGCTGCTGCGCGGGGGTTCGCTCGCTGATGTGGTTTCGGCCAACCCGCAAGCCGGGGCGGCACTCATGGCCGCTGACGCCTCGCAACGCAAGTCAAGGTCTGAGGAAGCGAAGTCGGCTGCGGCGGCAAATAAGGATACCGTTGAGGCTAAACTGAAGATCGCCGACAAGCTCGGTAATGAGGCGATGTGGCTCGCGGAACATCCCAAGCTTTCGCCTGAGATGATTGCGAACTTTCAGAAGAAGATCGCAAGCAACGGGCTCCAGGACATTCTCACGACGATCCCGTTTCAGGACTGGAACAGCCCCGACAAGGCCCGTCAGGGCTTGGCGCAGACGGGAAATATGTTCTACGAGATCAAGGATCGCGTAGCGCAAGCCGAGACCGGCCGGCACAACAAGACGACCGAAGGTCTTACTGCCTCGGGGCAGGCTGAGACGGGGCGGCATAACAAGGCGACCGAATGGTTGACGCAGCGCGGACAAGACAACGTCGATCGGCGTCAGGGCGAGGCGAATGGTAAGCAGCAATTCGCTAACGCCAATACCCTGCGCGACGAGTTCAATCGACAGTCCGGCGACTACATCAAGGTCCGTGACGCGCACAACCGCGTCCTAGCCTCGGCGCAAGACCCTTCGGCCGCCGGCGACCTCGCGTTGATCTTCAACTACATGAAGGTTCTCGACCCGGGCTCTACGGTTCGCGAGGGTGAGTTTGCGACCGCACAGAACTCGGGCGGCGTCGATTCTCGTATTGTCGCTCAATACAACTCGATCCTTCGCGGGGAACGCCTCGCTCCCGAAGTCCGCAACGACTTCGTAAAACGCTCGACGATGTTGTATGACAGGCAAGCGGCTTCGCACGAACAGTTGCGCGAGCAATACACGGCGATTGCTCAACGCGGCGGGGTTGATCCTGCTAATGCTGTCGTGGATTACCGGCCGAAGAAGAACGAAGCCGCCGAGAAGAAGGCCGCTCCGATCCAGGTGGGCCAGCAACTCGACAAGATGCCCGATCCGTCAACGGTCCCCGAGGGCGCGGTCGTGAACAATAACGGCACCCGCTATCGCGCTACCGGCGGTAAGTGGGTCACGGTCAAGTAATGGCAATCGTTGTCGAATCGCTCGGAGATGAAAAACCGAACGGCGGGATTGTTGTCGAGTCCATCCCCGGCCAGGAGCCGCCGCGCACGACGGGCGAGAGCTTGGGGCGTGGCGTTGGCCTAGGCGCTCGCGCGACGATCAAGGGCGTTCTCGGCCTGCCGATGTTCGCGCTCGACTCGGGCGTTGCTCTAGGCAACCTCATCAATCGCGGGACCAATGCCGTCGGCCTGACGAATGCAGGCCAGATGCCGTCCGCGTCGGAGTTGAATGACCGGCTGCTAACGAAGATCGGATTCCCCGAGCCCGAGTCTGCCGGCGAGCGCATTGCATCCGACGTGCAGGCTGCGGCGACGGGCGGCGGAACGCTTGCCAAGGTCGCGGACAAGCTCAAGGGCTTTGGGCCTGAGATTCAGCGGCGAGTATTGGAAATCCTAGCCAAAGAACCGGCAATGCAGGTCGCCGCCGGGGCCACGGCTGGCGGCGCGGCAGGCGCCACACGAGAGCTTGGCGGCGGGCCTATTGCACAGACGGCGGCTGGCTTCGCTGGCGGTCTCGCGGCCCCAGGGGCGGCAGCGGTAGCGGGACAGGTAGCCCGATCCGGCGCAGGGGCCGTTACGCAGCTCCATAAGCCGTTTACGCAGGCGGGGCGCGAGGCCGTTGTGGGCGCGACGCTTCGCAGGCTGGCAAATGATCCTGACGCGGCGGCTGCGGCGATGGTGGGAGGCGCAGACGAGTTGGTGCCAGGCTCCGCGCCCACTACCGCGCAGTCCTCGCGCGACCTGGGCCTGCTTCAGGCTGAGAGGGCGCTTGCCTCGGTTGATCCTAAGTTCGCGGCTCGGCGGTCGTCGAACAACGCCGCCCGCAACCGCGCGCTAGACGACGTGGCGGGCTCCGAGGCCGATTTGACGAAAGCAAGAGGCGACCGCGAAACGCAAGGCAAGCAGCTCTACAACGAAGCCTTCGGCCAGCCGTTGCGTCCAGATGCGCCCCTCGATCCGCTGCTCTCGCTCACCAAGCGACCGGCGTTCCAAGATGCGATCAAGCGCGCGCAGCGACTCGCACAAGAGGCGGGCGAGGACAAGTTAGACATCATGCTCGACCCGAAGGGCTTGCATTACATCAAGATGGCCTTGGACGACAAGATCGGCACGGCGGCACAGCAGGGTATCGGCGCTGCGGAGCGTCGTGCGATTGTGCAGACCCGCGAGGACTTCCTTGGATGGCTGGAGGACGCGAGCCCTGCTTACGCCAAGGCTAAGTCTGCCTACGCCGAAGCCAGTAAGCCGGTCAATCAGATGGAAGCCGGGCAGGAGATTCAGAAAGCGACGCGCGTCGCCGGGCCGGACGCCGTTACCGGCGATCCGATCATCTCGCAAGCGAAGTGGCAAAACGTCGTTACCAGCAAGATCGACGAACTCGGCAAGACGCTATCGCCGGAACATATCAAGACGCTGCGGGCTATCGGGAATGACTTGGACCGCGCGGTAGCTTCGGATAGCGCCGGCAAGGCCGCAGGCTCTAACACGTTCCAGAACCTCTCGACCGCGAACGTCATTGGGGCCGCGTTGGGAGATAGGGCCGCGTCGAGTCCTGTCGCGCAAACCCTGACCCGTCCGCTCCAGTGGCTCTACAAGATTCCCGAGCAGGACGTGAAAGACCTACTCGTACAAGCGATGCTTGACCCGAAGATTGCCCGCGCGTTGATGTCGAAGGGCACTGAAGCGAACGTGCATTTTGTCGCTGCGGCCCTGAGAGACAAGGCCCGCGCGATTGGTATCGGCGCTGCCGGTGGGACTAACCCATCAGAGCGCGAACGATAGCCAGCGGCACCCCAAACACCAAGAAGTAGACGGCGACGAGGGCGGCTAGAAAGCCGGCCCACGACGTTGTTCGTGCGAGCTTGTGCCAGAACGGCCCAGGTTCGTCGTCGTACACGCACGCCTTATATCA